CGTGTTGAAATTATCGTTCCCGGTTCCGATTGAGCCGATTTTTGAAACATAGGTCATAGCATCGGCGGACAGGTGTTTCTTGAGTCTATGGTTGAGGGTGTCTACGACGTAAAGGAACCCGTCGTAATCCCTGTTCATCACATAGGTCGCCGCGGCCTCCACGCTCGTCAGGATGTCGCCGGAGCAGAGGAGCCAGGCGTCGCTATCGCTGTCGTCCACTCCCATCGTATATTTCTTGACCGGGGTGGCTCCGAGTGACCAATGGATGACGGGGTCGTATTCCGTGTCCGACCAGTTCCTAATCTCGACGTAGGGTTGCTCCGCGATGGCCTCGACAAGGACGTTGCCGCGGACCTCGAAGTCGTTGGAGTGGGGATGGACGCCGACGCCGACGTTCCCCCCATAGCGAACGATGTTGGAGCCTTCCAGCGTCCAGTAGCAGAAGGCATGGCCGTTGCCGCCGCCTCCGCCGCCGCTGACGGCGACCCTGATCTCCTTTGTGATCTGGGTTCCCCCCTTGAGGTCATAGCGAATGAGGTTCTGCTCGAACCGACGCTGGTATTCGATGTCGTCGAAATAGACTGAGGCGCGGCGGAAAGCAGGATCCATGAAAGGGGATATTCCCTGGTCCTCTTTCCGTCGTCGTCTGTTAGTCGGCATAGGTCTTTTTCTTTATCACGTCCGGACGGACAATGATGTTAGCCTCGTTGATTTTGCAGTCCCCGCCGCAGTCTTCGGCGTTCACATACTCGACTGCGATCCAGCGATGCCTGGTCCCCAGCTCCGCCTTGTCCCCGATCACCCGCCTGATTTCGATGTCTGTCGCCGTTGGAGTAACCCCCGTAAGTGCCGCCGTTCGGAAGACGTCCCATTCCATGTTGACGTAGACGTTGAGCGTGATCGTTTTGGTGGCGGGGAGTTCGAACTTTGTCTGGATGAGCCGCCCGATACCGTGAGCGCCCATGTCCAGCCAGCCCTTGCGGTAGGTGGCGGTGATCGCCGTCGTGTGGTCAGCCGTGCCGTAGTCGCAAAGGAGGACGAACCCGTCCTGGGTCCCCATCTTCACGACGCGCTTCCCGGTCGAATCCTTACAGGAGACGAGGCAGGACGGCGTCTTGTAGAACTGGAAGAAAAAGAACTTGTTCTTGATGTAGTTCCAGACGATCGTGATGGCCGCCGCTCCATCCAAGCGGCTCGAGATCGACAGCCAGGCCTCGTTATACTCCTTGTCGTGAACGATACTCGTGTATTTGTAGCCGGCCGGGTCGGCCGTCAGGAAGGTCTTGTTGATGGCCACGGAAAAGTCCGGTGAGTAAGTCCTTACCCCATCGTAAACCTCGAGTCCTCGCTCCGAGGGGAACATCAGGAAATCGTTGACGACCTCGACACAACCGTCGGCGATGCAACCCACGTCGCTGTTCAAGTGGTAGACACCGTACCCGTTCATGGATTTCTGGATGATGAAGATGTCGTTCCGCTTGAAGACGTAGAGGGCGTCCTTGTAGGCCTTCATGGCCGTGATGACATCGCCCTGGTCGCCTCTGCGAATAGGGACGAACCGTTCGCTGATCGAGAACTCTTCGGGGACCCCGCCCCCGGATCTGACCGCTGAGTAATAGATGAGGTTCTGGACGTGGTCTGCAATCCAGAGCCGGTCATCCCACCATTCGGAGAACTTTCCGATCGTTGTCGAAAGACTGCCGGCCTGTCCTGTGGTGGCCTCGGTGAACAGGTCGCGGTCCTCTTCCATCTCTTCGCCAAGGCCGCCCGTATCTGGGAAGTTGTCGATTATCTGGGTAGTTACTGCCCCATCGTAGATTGTCGTCAGGTAGTAGAAGATAGACCCTCCGGCATCTGTCCGGTAGATCTTCCTCGCCGTAACTTGGGTATCAGCAGGAGAGGGGACGGGGATATTCGTCAAGGTGACTTGTTGCCCGGTCGCTACCACAGAACATGCGGAACATACGATTTCCCAATAGTTCGTTGCCGTATGCCCTGTTATAGCGGCGAAGTTTACGGTGATCCCGAATCCAAGGTATACCTTCGTTGCCAACTTGATCTCTGCGCTCCAGGTCAACCCGGCATCGTCTGACCATTGGATTGTATCCTGGGGGGATGCGGCAGTTTTGACGTAGACGCGAATGGTTCTGTTCACGTTCCCGGTATACGTTGACTCTGCACTCACGGTCATGTCGTCGAGACCTGGAGCCACGCTGAACGCAGGTGTTCCGATTACCGATTTTATTGGATTGGATTCACATCCGTAGTTCCCCGTTCTAACGAAAGACACGGCATATCGGTATGCCCCGGTAATCACGGCCGCGTCTTCGTCGACGGGAACAACCTTGATGAAATCGACCCACGCTTCTTGAGCATCGGTAGCGATCCTGTTCGCCAACTCCAAAAAAACGTCATTGGGAAAATTGGTGTCCGGATGATAGTGGTTGGGTATCGTTACCGAAGTGGGAGTTCCGTCAACCGTCCTGTAAACGGTGACTATAATTTTCTGATGATCGGAGCCATCGACAGAAACATTCCAGGTAATCCATTTTTCGAGAGGAGTTACGTCAGTAGATATTCTTCGTGGGATATCGTTATTCCCCGTAAGAAAGATTCCGTCTTTACATATGTGGAGTTCAACGAGGAATGATCCATTGTAGACAGCAACCCTAAACCCGTTGTGGAACATCAGGAACGCATGGAAGGCGTTCAGCGTTTTAAAGTAGGTAGCGAAATTAATAGAATAAACAGATCCGATGTCGACGGCTCCTGTTCTCCACCTCTTCGCTATGACTCCCCCACCTGCGGGAGTAGAGAATTTCACATAATGAGCATCGGCGTCAGGCCCAGGAGCACCATACGGGTCTGCGGTCTCCTGCGTCGATACCCCGCCCCCAGAATCATCGTCTGTCCACACGGCATCTAAGGCCGCGGTGTTAGCGTAGGGGAATAATTCGTTAATCGAGAACGGAGCTGTTGTCACATAATTTGCGGCAAGCGTGGGAAGGGTCAGGGGAGGACTTATCCCAATCTGCCGGATGGTCCCGTCTGCCAGGATGACGCGACTTCCCTTTTCCGTGATGATGAACTGCTTGCCCTGGATTTCGAGAGGTTTGACGGTATGGTCGATGGTCGCCGCGGCCGGCCAGTCGTAGATGTTCGCCCATGCCGCACCCCCGACCTTCCGCTGAATCTCGGTCTCGAGGACGGCGAGCTGGCAAAACGCAGGGGTCGTATCGAAATAGGTAGCGTAGCCGTAGACGTCCTCCCCGAACGCCGTGGCCTCTTCTTGGAGTCCGCCGCGTTTCTGGATTCTCTTCCCGTCCTTGGTCAGACGCCAGTTGGTCATCTTGACACAATCGCCCGGGGCAAGACTGTCGGATGGGCTTATTTCATCGACCCCGCCGGACAGCGAGATAGGGACCGATTTAAGGCCCTCAATACTCTCGATCATAAGAATCTCCTAAGTTATCCATCCCAATCAAGATCGTAGAAAACTCGTTCTCTTGTGTCTCTCGTAGTTCTCTCCACAACGGACTCGCGGACAAAGCGAGGGGCTTGCTGAAATTTGCCCTTCTGCATGGACTTGATCTTCTCGAGCCGGTTCGAATAGAGGGCGAGGAACCTTCCGGCCGTTTTCTTCGCTCCGAACGTCTCCGCGACGAGCGAGGCCGCCCAAAAGACGATGAGGCGGTGCGTCACCCGGGGAAGATAGGCCGGTCCGGTCGGGTCGGGCATAGATGTGGCTTCTGGCCGGATCCCCCAGACTCGGATGTAGTCCGTGATCGCCGTCGATGGCGTCGGGTGGATGTAGAGCGTCCCGTTGATGATGTTCGCCCCGCAAGGCCTCGCGCTCGTCTCGTCGTGCGTCTCGGCGTATTGATGGGAGAGCGGGTCGATGACATCCATCTCCGTCTCGTTCTCGCCGGCAACGGTCTTGGCGATTTTGAGTATCTGCCAGAACTCCTTCGTGAGGGTGTAGGTTTTCACGCCCGCGAGCATGCTCACGTCCTCGTAGGTCAGGAGTTCGTTCGGATAAGTGTCTAC